CATCACAATAGCATAAAGTAGTTAATGATGTTATTGTTTTTTATTTATCTATAGATAAATGAATTTATCTTAAACCTTAAACTTCGTGCTGTATATTTATGTTAATTGGCTGTTTTATTTCTATTAGATTTGACGTGTCTTTCCAGTATTGGATTAGCTGATTTTGTTGTTTCATACTTAATATTTCTGGAATATATTTGGATGATATAAATAATGTCATAATGATGTGGTGTTAATCTATATAGAGTTATATTATATACTATTATTTTAAGTATGTAATGATTAGTGTTATAACTAGAAAGCTGTTGTTATTTGTTCATCATCTTTTGTTTTTTTAATTTTAATACATTATGATAAAGAAATATGCCATAATGTGTATACTGCGTTATAGTATGATTTATTATATATTTTATACATGTATATAATGCCATATATTTGTAAAATATGTCAAACTGAACCTACAGCACATTCATTTAAAAAGGTAGAAGAAAGAAATGGTATAACAGTATTTTATACATGTCCAGCACAAGCTACCCAAACCGGAACGGATGGTATTATTGAACATTATAGTGGTATTATGAATGATTTAGAGGGGAAACCCTGGATTTGGATTTTTGATAGTGCCGGGTTTGATGCAAAACATGCATTAGAAGTTAAAACCGCTATCGAATTAACAAAATTGATTGTGTCTAAATATAGCACATCTCTTAAAAAAATTGTAATTATTAATCCAACGTGGCATATACGTGGAATTATTAAAATAATATGGCCATTTATAAATGAAAATGTGCGTAATATAATTAAGATTAAGGAACCTAATGCGAAAGAACCAACTGTAGTAAATCCCAATAGTTTTAACACTTCATAGATGTTCATACCATATATGTTTTTGATATTTGCGTTAGCACATCACATATCAAAAATATACGTCATTGTAACAGTTAGTGTATTAAATTATCGATATTAACAGATAATAAAACGTTAAACATACTTCGTTCTTCTAATATTTTACGGTCACATCCGCGCAATTTTAGAAGTGGGCGCGTGTATGCCGATTCTTTACACGCAAGATATAATGCTTTTTGTGTTTTCCATTGCGTTGATGATAAATACCGAAATGGACCATCTTCTGCTTTTCGTAGAATTAAATTTGTTATTGGATATTTATCGATTTGTAATACTTTTTGTGCAGAAACGTGCATTGCCAAATAAATAGGTGAGCTTAGATTTTGTATATCAACACCCATTATTGTTCGTGAATCAACATAATCTTTAACGGAATTATATTTTGATATTTGTATATATTCATCTCTCCATAATTTCATAAATTTACTCCCTTTATTGCAAGCAAAAAACCAGTTTTCAATAATAGGATATTGTGGTTTCGTTGTAAATGAATTAATATAAAATCCTGAAAACTCACCATATTGTGGAAATAACCATTTATCTAATGAGTCGTTTAATATTATAGATGAATCAACCCATACACCCCCATTTGCGGCTAAAACGTGTATTCGAATCATGTCTGCAAAATGAGCGTGATTATCATTATAATGTGGATGATTTACAATATATTCTGGAATATTTATATAATGTATATAGTTTTGTTTATTTAGAACAATAATTTTATAGTTAGGATTATGCTTTTGCCATCCACGAATACATTTTTGAATTATTTCTGGAATATGTTTAGTATCCCAGAAAGTCCATATTATTTTTGGTATGTTATTATAATGTATAATATCTATATTATGTTTCTCATTATAGTCTATTAGATTTTGAAAATCAGTGTTCGGTTGCTTGCGCATAAATACAAATGTCCAATTAAGTTTTAATAATATGAGTATACATAACAATGTCAATAATATACACACAATAAACATTATATCATTATAATATAAATTATAATGATATAGGCTAATCGACTAATTTTAGTAAAATAATACATTACACATGACACATGCCTCTTATATATGATTAAACCTTATACTCTCGAGCATATTACGAATATATCTACTAATTGATTGAGGATTATATCATTATATTACATGCGTTGTGGTGCACTTTGAATTCGTGAATCACTATTACGCGAATTTATAAATTGTTCATATTCATTATCCGTTAGTTTATTACCACTTCCACCCCCAACGATAGGTTGGCGTTGCGGGTCATTAAAATTAGGTAGGCGTCGAGCGCTATTTTGCATTGATATATTATTTTGTTGAGCGGCGGATAATCCTGGAATAACATTTGCATTATAGCCTGTCATTTGATATGCGCTTTGTGTTTGTTTTTGATGTTGTTGTTCAGGTTGGTGTGTTTTTCCTACATTTTGTGGTTTTAACCAATCGGGAACTTGAACACCGGGTGCAGATGCTTGTTGTGCTTGTTGTGCTTGTTGTTGTGGAACACATTTAACTTGTTTTTGTCCATTTTCATCCAAAAACATAAAACAATGCTCTACTGGAGATGAACCATCCAAAAATGAAAATGAATCACCAAATCCACCCATTTCACTGGGACTATAGAATTCAAGTCCTTCCATATTTGTTGCTATAGAACCTTGAACTTGTGCTTGTGGTTGTACCGGATTAGCACGTTGCGGCGGTCCATTTGATGTTCGATTGCGAGCATTTGCTCGCATAAATGAATCTATCCACATAAATACTGCTTCACCAGTTAATGGGTTGGGATGTGTAGGAGCAATCAATGTTGGAACCTCTTTTAAATAGGGAGGTAGGCGTGCTACACCATCAATACACAATAATTCAAAATCCACCGCATCATTACCAATTTTTTTCATAACTTCTGCACAATGGGGGCATCTTTTCGAATAGAATAATACTGGTTTTTTGTTAGAACTGTTCTGACTCATTTAAAATATATTGTTTTAAGAAAATAAAATAATACACTTTAAACGTAGATAATTTAAATCAAATATCTAAGTGTGTTCTGTAAATGCACGATGGTCAGCAATATCAAAACTCGGTTCAGTTATATTATCGTGTGATACAGCCGACCATTCCTTTTTAAGCTTAGCAATATCTTTCAAAAATGCCTGACACGCCCCAATCAGATGTTTGATTGCTGTATTTACCATATTATCCTTCGAAATAACTCCCATATAAACGATGATATGGTCTTCCAGTGGATGGGGCTTTTTATACGTTGCAAAGGATAATTCAGTGGGAACATATAAGTGTTTTAAATAACTACCCATAAGATTCCCCAATGTATGGTCCTCATTCTTAATCATGATTTCAATTAGTCCCGATTGCTTATTTTGGGATATCATAATCCGGTCCGTATATTTATATGTTTCTTTTGTAGCATTCCACGAAAATTGATATAGAACAACACGTGTATGTAATTCCAACATCGTCAAAGCATCAAATACGATTTGGTCAGCTAATAAATTACCGACACTCTCAACCGAAAAGAGAACACTATCGGGTTCATCAAATTCATTACGCTTACAAATTCTTTCGGCATTAAGAAGATGATAACTACTTTTAAATGCGTCAACATCATCGGGTGAAAATGGTTCCAACTTATCCGTTTCACGCTGTGATTGTAAGTTATCTATATATTGTTTAAAGTGGGCATCGATAACCGCTGGTTTATCTTTTTCAAATTCGTATGATACCGTTCCTACAGGACAATAACGAGCGTTGATTCGACCGGTCCCAATTGTCAATTCCATTTTATCAACAATTAATTCTTCCGCTTCTTGAATTTCCTCATTGATACTAACGGGCTTTAGTTTATGAATAATAGCATACCCATTTGTTATATAATCGGGAATAATATATTCATGTGCTGATTCTACAGATTCCATATCACCATCCATATATATTTGAATATGATTGCTCATAACATCGATACTATTATCTACATTCAACATTTTCTGCAATATTTTTGACAAGTCGTTCTTTATTTTCAAACAAAATGAGGGGACTGAATCGGGTGTAGTGAAGCTATATTCTATTACATTTTTTGTGCTATACGATACCATAATTTTAATCCTATTGTTGCTCTTGTACATGCAAATTGGCACCAAACTAAGTCTGTGTGCAATAAATTCGTTATGAAGAGCACTCACATTTTTTTTAATTTTCATTTTATTCTTACTTGGATCATCGTGGTATGTATCATCGAATGCTGCAACAGGAATACCTGATAAAATTGTACGACGTAATGCATTATACAATGAATAGTGTAATCCACTTATTTTGAAATTACATTTATATACTTCACCCGTTATCGGTGATTGTGTAAATGTATAATCTTCTTTGCGTATGTGTGGCATTTGAGTCGGGCTATATATTTATAATTTTGTTTATTTTTATATAAATCAATTTTTTGGTTGGAAATTGCGACACATACAATTTCGCGGACAATTGTCATCATACCTACAAACGTATCGACCACCAGGTGTAAATGTATCAATATATTGAATCGGGTGTGTATAATTCGTTAAACACACTATAATTAATACTACCAATAGTATAGTAATTAAAATATGAACAGCGTCCATTGTATATAATAATTATAATATTTATTTATTTTGGAAAATAAATAAATATTATACTAATTTATGAGTATCAAATAAAACCATATATAACAGTATAATGAATGTTTGTCAAAGATTAGTAGAAAGACATAACCGAATCCTGGCACAATTTGTGCGTTATTCATATGAAACATCATTTATGTGTCTTGCCGCGCGATATCAAGATGAAATAGAAACGCATAGATTTATACCCAACCCATATTTTTTATATTTAACAATGTTTGCTGAGCGAGAGGTTGTTGCACATTCTAAATTAAAAGTTGAAATAACGATGAATCCACCACGTATAACATTAACTTTATTTGGAAATTATGACACAATAACGGGAATTAAATATGATAAAAACGATATTCAATTACGAAATATCATATATAATGATTCTGTTTATTTCGGAACTCATTTATTTCCCCCACCAATGACGGATTATCATAAACAAATATTTGACAAGATTAGATTCATTAAAGATGAATGGGAATTATCGCAAATCCACGAAGCGATTTTAATAACGAAAAAAGCCTTTACGAATATGATGCTATTTCTTAAAAATACCCAATCACAATCCCGTAAAACAGAAAATAAATTAGAATCGATATTTATGGAATCAGTTATACATCATAATGCGGAAGTCGCTTATGCTCCTATAATTGCTTCTAAATATAACGCAGCATATATCCATTATACCCAAAACAATAGTATTATTCAAAATGATTCGTTTTTACTAATGGATTGTGGTGTTAAGAACAAATATGGATACTGTGCTGATATTACACGAACAGTATTTGTTTCTAAAACTAAACACGGTATGAATTTTATACAGCAACAGATTTATGATGCCGTCCAAAGTGCTCATGATGTATGTGTTGATTTTTTTCAT